TTAAAGCATCAAACATAATATTAGATGCGAGCATAAATGCTAAAATGCAAGAAGAGTTAATGAAGGCTGAGATGAATGTTGAAGATGACATTACAATTACACGTAATAAAAGAGAAATCAAAGAATATAATCAATCTCTAAAAGAGATTAGTGATGATTGTAAAAACCTTACATTAAATGGTAATCAGCTACTAGTAAGATTATTCAAACATAATCCGTATGTAGAAACAGGAATTCTTACAACTAAGAAACCTATTATGACAAGATATACAGATAAAGAATCTGGTCGTATGAAAGAAGATGAAGCTTTCTTACAATTCATTAGTAGAGGAGTAATTGTTAATATGTCAGGTAAATATTCAGACCTATTTAAAGAAAACTTTAAAGTGGGAGATGTAGTAGATTTAAAATTTGGTGTAGCCTTAGATCAGCAAATATGCTTCTTAAATACACAGGAGTTCTATCATAAAGGTTTATATGCCTTTGATAACTACTTTAACATTAATGAAAACATGATTGAAAAGAAAATTAACAATTATGAATTTTAATCAAGCTGGTCAAATTGTAGATGGCTTTGTTAATCTAGCTAAAGACCAAATAGGTCTATTAGATGGTGAAATTAAAGCTATTGCTGAGAAGAGATATAGACATTGTCTAAGCTGTACAATGAGAGATAATAACTCCTGCTCTACAAATAGAAGTAATGAACACATTGAAACAGGAGAAATTACATTTGGTTGTGGATGTCATCTCAATGCTGCTGTACTTTCTCCAACTAAAACTTGTCCGTTAGGAAAATGGTAACATATACAGAAAAAGAAATGGTTCAATTTGGAACCTATCTCTTATCGAAAGAGAGAGAAAATAATTTAAAATTGGCTAATAAGATCAATTCATCTATAGCTAAATACAATGAAAGAAAAAGATTTGTACATGATACAGATCTTAAAAACTTTAAAGAAACAAATGATAGAGGATAAACAAATAACTAAGAATTTTAGTTTATATGAATTTTTACACAGTCAAGCCGCAAGTAGATTTAAAGTTACAGAGCAATTTGAACCACCACAAGAAGTAGTTAATAACTTAACTAATCTTGCTGCAAATATTGTACAACCTTTAAGAGATGCTATAGGAGAACCTATTACAGTATCTTCAGGATATAGATGTCCTAAGGTAAATGGACTTGTAGGTGGTCAAACTAAATCTCAACATTTAACAGGTCAGGCAGTAGATTTAATCTGTCCAGGAAAAGGTAATGCATACCTATTCAATAAAATTGTAGAATTAAAATTACCATTTGACCAACTCATTTGGGAATATGGTACAGATAAAGAACCTGCATGGGTTCATGTAAGCTTTGGTCCTAGAAATAGAAGACAAATATTAACAATTAAGTAATGGATTTATTAGAAAATTATGATATTGATTCTAATTTTTGGGAACAAAATCCTCAACTAAAGTACTTTAATGTATTTGCAGATTTATTCAATAATGATAAATCTAAAGGTAAATCAGAAAGTTCTAGGTTAATGTGGTCTATATTTCTATATGTTGATCCTATTAAATCTAAGTTTAATAGGTTACTAGAAGAGGAAAAACTTATAGAAATTAAAATATATAATCCAGATTTTAATCCTAAACTTAAAAGTCAAGTTACTTTAATTGAGAAATATGAATCTTTAATATTATCTAAAGCAAAAAAACTCTTTAGAGATTGGGAAACTAAGCTTGAAGAGAGAGAAAAGTTTATTAGTAAAACTAAGTATACAGATGAAAATTGGAAAATGTTAGATGCTATGATGGCAGATACACCTGCAATTTGGAAACAATATAATTTAGTTAAAGAAACTATGATGGAGGAAGAAACAAAAACTCAAATTAAAGGCGGAAGAAAAGAATCTAAATCAGAAAAAGGTGAGATTTAATGGAATACATTAGAATAAGTAATAGAAAAGAGTGGCTTATAGATATTCCTAAGTTACATCCTGATACTACACAATATACTACTTTTTGGAGAACACAAAAGAAGTTATGTATTGAAGGTAAGTGGGGAAGTGACTTTGGTAAATATAGATATATGCCACCCTATCTTTACTTTTATGTTAACTTTACTCGAATCCTAGACTTTGATTTTGATAATAAGTCAAGAAGAAATATTAGACCTATTCTCACAGATTTAATGTGGGAACTTGCCTATATGGTAATGGAAGCTAAAGGTTTTAGCGGATTTAAAGATGACAATATATATTCTGCAAGTAAGTCATTAAAGAAATATCTTGATGGTAAAACTAAACAGAAACCTAAAGATTTAACTTGTTACAATACAAATGGTGAACTTAAACAGTATAGAGAAGCACGAGATTTATTAAGAAGTCTTCATGATACTCCTTTAGGTTTACCTTTGTATCGTAATGAAGCTAAAAATACATTTACACTGGGTTCAAGAGGTGGTGGTAAAAGTTACTTCTATGGACTTGGTGTATTTTTACATGAATTAGTTTTTGACGGTGCTAAAGAATATACAGATAAAAGTAGAACTAATCCTGATGAAATTCACTTAAACATTGGTTCATGGGAATCAAATAAAAGTGCAGAGCTTTGTGAAAAGATAGAATCTTGTATGAATGCTTTTGCAACAGACCAAGAGTTAGGTGTTTGGGGGAATGAATATTCAGATGATTATGAACCCAATCCATTCTTTAAAAGTATGTCAGGTTCCTTAAAACCTAATAATGCAGGCACGCCATGGACACATGAGTATCAAAAGAAAGTAAATGGTAGATGGTTAAAATATGGAAGTAAAAGTAAAATAGTACATAGTGTATATAAAGATAATCCAACTGCTGCGGCAGGAGGTAGATATTCACATGTATTAGTAGAAGAAGCAGGTTTACATCCAATGCTTAGAGATACACATGGTTCAAATATTGCAACAACACAAAAAGAAACTATTAAGGTAGGTTGTATGCATTATATTGGTACATCAGGCGATATGGAAAAAGTAAAAGAATCTAGAGAGATGTTTACCCATCCTGAAGTATATGATATAGTGGACTATGATGATGTATGGGAAAATAGTGGTAAAATAGGATTCTTTATTCCTGCATATTACACATCTTTTGAATTTAAAGATGAAAATGGTAATACAAAATTAGAAGAAGCTATTGCAGCTTATCAAGAACGTAGAGAGACTAAAAGAAAAAGTAAAGATTCAACACAATATGAGGCAGAGTTAATGAACTACCCACTTAAACCAAGTGAAATGTTCTTAACAAGAAAAGGTAATATATTACCTATTGGAGAGTTATCTGAGTGGAGAAGGGATTTACTTAATGATAGAAATAAAAAGGTTGGGGAGATTATTGGGGAATTAGTATTTAATGCTGATGCACCAAGAGGGGTAAAATTTATACCAGATTTGAGTATGAAGTTTAACCCAATTACTGTATATCCTACACCTAAGAATCAAGATACTGAAGGTGCATTAATAGTTTATGAAGAGCCAATTACAGATGCTCAAGGAAACGTACCTGAAGGATTATATATAATAGGACATGACCCTGTTAAAACTGATGAAGATGGTTTATCATTTGCATCAATACATGTATTAAAAACACCTAAGTACTTTAAACAGTATGGTGGTAATCAACTAGTAGCCACGTATATAGGTAGACCTTCTTTAGGAAGAAGGGAAACCAATGAGCTATTAGAGAAACTAGCAATGTGGTATGGTAATCATAATAGAATGATTTACTTTGAAAATGCGGTTGGTAATGTTAAAGAGTATTTTGAAAAAAGAAAGAAACTTAACTTATTAGCCACTCAACCACAAACAATTTTATCTAAAAAACAAGGACAAGTCATTACTAATTTAGTATATGGCTACCCTATGGGAAATAAAATAATTAAAGAAGAAGCAATTAAATATTTAAGAGATTGGTTATTAGAAGTAAGAGGGGAAGTCGAAGGTAGACAAATCCTTAATCTACACATGATACGTGATACCAGACTTTTAGAAGAAATGATTGCTTTTGACTTTGAAGGAAACTTTGACTCTGTAATGGGTTTTACAGGCTGTATAGTAGGGTTAGAGGAAACATTTAATAAATATAAAGAAGAAACAAAAACCCAGGAAGAAAATATCTTGGATTTCTTAAACAAATCAATACAAAGAAAACATGCAAAGTTCAATTAAATTACCTAGACAACGATTATCCTATGATGAAAAGAAAAAGGATAATTTTAAATGGGGTAGAGACTGTATAGACGCTATTACGTTAGGTATATATAGTACTCAGGCTTCAGGTGAAGGTACATATCATACAGATATAAAACGTAAACTTGTAAACTATAAATTATATAATAATCAAATAGAGCAAGAAGATTTTGAAAAAGACTGTAATCCATTTGGTATTACAAGTGAAGAGTATAAGGATATAATTCAACCTTATAACAAAACATACAACAAAATTAATGTTCTTGTTGGTGAAGAATGGAAAAGACCTTTTAATTACAAATCATTTTTAGTAAACGGTGAAGCTTCAATTGAATTTAATAGACATCAAACTAAGTTACTAAGAGAATACTTACAAACAAGTCTTGATCTTGAAATAGCTAAGCTGCAAGCTGAATATGCGCAACAGCAACAAGCTAAAGATGAAGGACAAGAACAAGGACAGCAACAAAGTCCTGAAGAAGAAGCTCAAGAGAAACAGGTACAAGCACAAGAATTACAAGAAAAAATAAATGCGTTACTTGATCCTGAACAGATTAAAAAGTATATGCAAACAGATTGGCGCGCAGCTTCTGAAATAATGAGTGATGAAATATTACAATATTTATTTCATAAACTTGATATTAAAAAGTTAAAAAACTTCGGTTTTAAACATACACATATTGCAGGTGAAGAATTTGCATGGACAGGTGTAATTAACGGTGAGCCTGTTGTAAAATTACTTAACCCTGTTAAATTCTTTTTCCAAAAAAGTGCTGAAACTGAATATGTTCAAGATGGATTTTATGCGGGTTATAGAACTAGAATGACTTTAGCAGATGTACTTGATGAATATCAAAATGCATTAACAGATAAAGAAAAAGATAAATTAGAATCTCTTTATACTACAACTAACTTATATGGTATTACAGATAGTTTCTTACGTAAAGAATTAGATTATCAAGATTTAAATCTTAGTTTAGATTGGAGATTAACTAAAGGTGGTACAACTAGTGCTACAAGTTACTTAGGACAGTACGGAAGCTCTTTATCTACAGATGTAGATGTAGTTCATGTTGAATGGAGAAGTCAGCGTAAAGTAGGTTTTAAACATGTTATAAATGAAGAAGGAGAACCTTCAAGATTAAAACTTGTAGATGAGAAATATAAATTACCTAGTTCTGCTAAAAAGGTAAAATATACAGACAAAAATGGTGAAGATAAAGTTAAATATGTATTTCAAGATGAAATAACACAAGAGTTTATAGAATTAGAATGGACATGGATACCTGAAATATGGGAAGCTACAAGAATAGCTAATGATATTTATGTTAATGTTAGACCTAAACCTTTTCAATATAGAAGTCTTGATAATCCTTTTAAAGTAAAATTAGGTTATCATGGTTTAGTATATAACGCAACTAATGCTGCTAATATTAGTACTATGGATAGAATGAAACCTTTCCAGTACTTGTACTTTATTGTAATGCATAAGATGAAGCAAATTCTTGCTG